AAATGCCAGCATCAACAATACTTTCAGCCGTTCGCCAACCTTTAGCAACCGCTTTAGCTGGCGTGGCAGGAAATGTTTACAGTTTTGTTCCGGAGTCCGTTTATCCGCCAGCTGTGGTTTGCGTTCCGGATTCACCATATCTTGAAATTGAAACAATTGGTAAATCACAAGTGCGTTGTAAAGTCAATATGACAATCACAGCCATCGTTGCATATAACAGCAACCCAGCATCGCTCGATAATATTGAGCAGCTAATCATGAGCATTCTGGCAGTCATTCCTTCGGGATATATTGTCGGATCGGTTGAAAGACCAACAGTTACACAAGTCGGAGCATCAACAATGTTGATCTCTGATATAAATGTTTCAACCTATTACACACAAACAACCTAAAGGAGCGAAATGGCTACCACAGTAATTACTGGTCGGGATGTTACCTTCACCATCGGTGGTAACACTTTCGACGCACAAGCAACAAGCGCAACTCTGACCGGAGAAGTAAATCGAGTTACTTACGAAACACTTGATGGAAAATCCTACAAAGTTATTGACAACAATTTCACGCTAGCCGTTGAAATGCTAGCTGACTGGGGCGCAGCAGGATCTCTTTGTGAGATTCTATGGGGCGTTGCAGAATCAGCACCAAACACCGGAATCAGCACAGTATTCACAGCTGCATCAGGTGCAACATTTACATTCCAAGTGCTACCATCATGGCCATCAGCAGGTGGAACAGCACCAGATGCACAAACAGTTTCTTTGACATTTCAAGTTATTGGTGTGCCAGCAGAATCATTTAGTTAAAAATAGAATCGGGAGCAAAAAATGAAACTACCAATCACAATTGAATACAGCTCAGGCGAGCAAGCCACTTATGTAGCCCAACCGCCTGAGTGGGCAAAATGGGAACAAAAGACAGGAAATACCATTGCACAAGCACAAGAGAAAATGGGTATTTCTGATCTTATGTTTCTTGCTTACCATGCACACAAACGCGAAGCGGCTGGAAAACCAGTCAAAGCCTATGATGTATGGATGGAAACAGTTACCGATGTCATTGTCGGTGATGTGAACCCAAAAGCCACCCAGCAGGAAGCATAAGTCGCTTATTAGTTGAGTTGGCAATTGCCACAAAGATTCCAATGAGTGAGTGGACAGATGCAGCAGATATTTTAACGGCGATCGAAGTATTGGAGAAAAGAAATGGCAGTTGATACTCAACCATCGATCTTTTATTCCAAAAGAGAATTAAACCAAATTTCTAGGGTGTTAAGAAATATGGGTGAGATTGCTAAAAAAGATGCTCAACAAAAAATTCAAGAATTGGCTGCTAAGGAATTGGCTGCAATTAGAGTAACTGCTGCGTCTAGAGGAAAAGTTGCACAAAGAATTGCGGAAGGTGGTCAAGTAAAGAAATCATCCTTGCAAGGTGAGATCAAATTTGGTTTTGCGTCACAAAAGTTTTCAGGTGGAGCAACAACACAATTTAACACTAGAAATGATCCACCGGGCAATAGACCGGGAATTGGTGGCGGTTATGAGTTTGGAAGCAAAAAATACCCAAACATGCCAAGGTGGTCAGGGCCAATGCCTAAAGGCCCAGGATCTCGCGGTTGGTTTATTTATCCAACAGTTCGAGCTTTACAGCCAACGATTATTAAAGAGTTTGAGGAAATTGTTACCAGCATGCTAAAGGAGTGGTCAGATGGCGGCGAATAGTTCCAGAGCCTTAACCCTTGCGCTTGCAGCTGATATTGATGGCTTACAAAAGGGATTAAAAAAAGCTGATAATGAAATTCAGACTTTTGGTGGCAAGGTAAATGAATTTGGCAAAAAGGCTGCATTGGCATTTGCTGCCGCTGCTGCTGCCGCTGGAGCCTATGCCACCAAATTAGCCGTTGATGGGGTCAAAGCGGCGATTGAGGATGAAGCTGCACAATTAAGGTTGGCTAGTGCCTTAAAGACCGCCACAGGGGCAACTGATGCCCAAATAAAGGCAACTGAGGATTACATATCAGCAACTTCGTTAGCTGTTGGTGTTTCAGATGATGATCTAAGGCCAGCATTACAGCGTTTAAGCGTTGCCACAGGCGATGTTAAAAAATCACAGGATTTGTTAAATCTTGCAATTGATATTTCAAAAGGAACTGGTAAAGACCTTGCTAGCGTAACCGAAGCATTGAGCCGAGCCTATGGCGGACAAGATACAGCATTAGTCAAATTAGGAATTGGTTTAACTAAGGCCGAGGCTAAGCAATTAGATTTTAGAGGCGAAACAGAAAAACTAAGCGACCTTTATGGTGGAGCCGCTTCAAGAAATGCTGAAACATTTCAAGGTCGAATTGATCGTTTAAGAATTGGATTCCAAGAGGCTAAAGAAGCTGTCGGTGTAGCTTTATTGCCAATCATTGAAAAGTTAATTGGTTACATATTTACTTATGGCGCACCTATTGTTGAAAAATTCAAAGAAGGTTGGGAAAAGGTTCAATCAGCAATTGACCGCAATAAAGAGAATTTCCAAGAATTTATTGACATATTACAAAACTATGTGTTGCCAATTATTGGCACAGTATTTAGTAAATTCTTTGATTTAGCATCATCAGTTACAGCTAAAATTATTGATGTATTTGGAAGCATAGTTGGAGCAATTACTCCAATAGTCAATTTCATTATTGATGCAATTAATGCAACTATCAAAGCCTATAACTTTGTAACTAAATCCAATGTCGGATTATTAAACAAAATTGGCACAGGCGGCGGTGGCGGCGGAGGTAGTTTTTCAGAAAATAGTGGCGGCGGTGTTTCAGCTGGAGGTGGCTTTGCTGGCCTAGGCGGCGGTGGAGGATTTGGCGGCGGTGGAGGATTTGGCGGAATTGGTGGTGCCGGAGGCGGCGGTGGTGGATCTGCTGCTGAAATTGCCGTTATTGGTAGCGTGCAAAAACTTAACAGCGAATTAGACAAAATCATCACAGGCTTCGAAGAATTAGATTTTGCTATTGAAACAAACCAATTGACCAACAAGCAAGCCACAAAACAATTCAACAAATTATTGGATCAATTTGCGGCATTGGAAAAGGTAGCCAATCAAATTACTTCACCAGCTGCGGTGATAGGAAATGTTGGATATACAGTTCCGGGCAGCTACACTTCAATGACTGGTCGAGATGCTCCAATCAATATAACTGTTAATGGTGCAATTGATAGTGAAAGCACAGCACGCCAAATTGTAGATTTAGTTCAACAATCACAAGCTAGGGGTGGGGGAGCAATTCTCCTTCCATATCAATGACAGTTTTCACACCATCGTGGAAATTAACAGTCAATGGTGTTGATTACACAGATGTAACGATTGCCAATCTAAGCCATAATGCTGGCCGTAAAGACATTTATAGTCAGCCAACTGCATCCTATATGCAATGCTCAATTTTGGCATTAAATGGTGAAACATATAATTTTGATGTTAATGATGGTATTTCATTGCAAATCAAAGATTCGACTAATACTTATGTAAGCCTGTTTGGTGGCAATATTACTGACCTAATTGTTGAGGTTGGAAATACTGGAGCAGCTGGTCAAGAGATTCGATACACCATCATTGCGCTTGGTGCATTATCCCGATTAACTAAAGAAATTTACAACGATACATTAAGCCAAGATTTTGATGGCAATCAAATATTTACTTTACTTTCATCAGCTTTGACTAATTCATGGAATGAAGTATCAGCCTCACAAACTTGGGCAGCTTACGATCCAACGACAACATGGGCAACTGCTGAAAATGTAGGCTTAGGAGAAATAGATCAACCCGGACTTTATGAAATGGAAAATCGTGCAAGCAACCCAGATACTATTTACAATATTGCGAGTCAAATAGCAAATTCGGCTTTTGGTTATTTATATGAAGATAACGAAGGCAATATTGGTTATGCTGATGCCGATCATCGCCAAACTTATTTAGCTGCCAATGGTTATGTGGATTTGACCGCCAATCATGCTTTAGGAAAAGGCTTAAAAACTGCCACCAAATCCGGTGATATTCGCAACGATATATATATTAATTATGGAAACAATTTTGGATCTCAAAAGACAGCAAGCAACGCAACCTCAATTGCTACTTATGGCTATAAAGCCGAAACCATCAATTCTTTTATTCACGATGCGACCAATGCTCAAGAGGTGGCCGATCGATATATTGCTCAAAGAGCTTTTCCTCAAGCAGTTTTTGACACCATAACCTTCCCATTGACAAACTCAGAAATTGATGATGTTGACCGAGATGCTTTATTGGGCATATTTATGGGGCAGCCAATTTACATAGCCAATTTGCCAACCCAAATTTCTGGAGGTCAATTTGAAGGCTATGTTGAAGGTTGGTCATGGAGCAGCAGCTACAATCAACTTTTATTGACAATCAACCTTTCACCGGTTGCCTTTAGTCAAGTGGCTATGAGATGGAATTCGGTGCCAATTACCGAGGCTTGGAACACTTTAGACAACACTTTGACATGGGAATACGCTACAATCGTAGCCTGACAATAGGAGAAAAATGGCAAATACCACCAATTACAGTTGGGAAACCCCTGACGATACAGATTTAGTTAAAGATGGCGCAGCTGCTATTCGCACGCTTGGAACAGCCATTGATACCACAGTTTTTAATAATGCAAGCGCAGCAATTGCAAAAACAATTGTAGATGCTAAAGGCGACATTATTGCAGCAACCGCAGCAGATACAATTAGTCGATTAGGTGTCGGTGCAAACGGAACAGTTTTGACAGCCGACAGCGCGGAAGCAACTGGACTTAAGTGGGCGACAGCAGGAGCATCACCAAATTATCAGTTAATCAATGCTGGTGGAACTGCTTTAACTGGTGCAACCACAATTACCGTTTCAGGTATTTCTGGTAAAAATGAATTATTTATACTTGTTGATGGTGCTTCAAGTGCAAATGATAGTTCTTCTATATCTTTAAGATTAAATGCAGATTCAGCAGCAAATTATGGTTATGCAAATATTCAAAGATTATCCTCAACTTCAGCAGATTCAGATGGAAACTCATTGAATCAAACTCGTTTTACAGTTTCTACTTTAACAAGTGATAACAACACAAGCACAACTATTGCTTACATACACATTTTTGGTTGCAATAGTGCAGGTTTTAAAATTGCTCATATAAATTCTTATGCAGCGGGAACAAACAGCCGTTCATTAGCGTCAATGGGTGCTTATGAAGGTACTTCAACAATTTCTTCAATTTCTTTGCTTTCATCATCTGGAAACTTTGATGCTGGCACACTATATGTATATGGAGCGTAAAATGACTTATATTGAAAGAATACACAATGTTGAAACTGGCGAAATTATTGATCAGGAATATACCAAAGATCAAATTAAAGAAGCCGAGGCAATTATTGAAAACAATTTAAAAATTCAAAAAGAATTGAATGTAAAAGAAGCAGAACGCAAGGCTATTGCCGAAAAACTTGGTTTGACAACTGATGAACTTCAAGTTTTGCTTGGCTAATGAAACCTTGGTTATCAAAATCTGCTGTTCAATTTAGAGAGCAAGTAGATGATTCCTTCCCAGAGCGTTTGCGTAAATCTGATGGGTGGATTGGTGATGCTAGACATAGCGCACGAAAGAGCGATCACAACCCAGACGCAAACGGATGCGTGCGAGCAATTGATATTGACGCTCGGCTTTCTGACGACAAAGGGCTTTCAGCATACTTGGCAGATCAAATTCGACAATACGGGAAAACCAACGGGCGCATCAGTTATGTGATTCATCAAAGCCGTATTGCATCCCCATTGCTCGGATGGCGTTGGAGATCGTATAAAGGCAATCCTCATAATTACCACATTCATATTAGCTTTAAGAAAGACCAAGATAACAATTCAGATTTCTTTAATATCCCACTACTAGGAGGCAAGGCATGAAACTAACTAACAAACATAAGGCTGCTATCAAGTCATACCTAAGAGCTGTGGCTGCCTCCGGCATTACAGTCGCATTGGCAATTGTTGCTGATATTCGACCAGAGTTAGCAGTATTGGCTGGAGCATTAGTTGCACCATTAGCCAAGGCATTAGATCCAAAATCCGGGAGCGAAGCTGATTATGGACTCAATGCGAAATGACACCAACCGAATGGGCTGGTTTCGCCGCTGGCATTTGCGCCGTCTTAGTCGCTTTCTTTACGGGTCTGCGTTATCTTATTAAGGGATGGCTGTGGACTTTAACTCCTAATTCTGGATCATCATTAGCTGATCGCTTGGCAAGAATTGAAACACGCCAAGAGGAAATGATGAGAATCCTTACAGATCGGAAGTAGCCTTATCTCATGGCGAACACACGAAAACCTAATAAACGGAAAAAGATCAATCGTCGCGTCGTTCGCCAAACTCCTGAGCCGTTATCTAAATTAGATCAACACTACACAGCTCTACATGAGTGCTATAAAGCTGCCAGAAAGGCCGGATTCACACCGGAGCATGCTTTTTGGTTAATGACTGAACACAAAACTTTCCCTGATTGGATTGTGGGCGATGGTGGGATAATCCCATCCATAGATCCAACTGACGATGAGGATGAAGATTAATTAAAGCCAATCGTAGGTATCTCATAACACCAGATTTGCAAATTCCGCTGCACCACCCACAAGCTGTAAAGAATCTCATTCGCATGAGCAAACATGAAAAGTTTGATTTTGTGTTAAATGTCGGTGATGAACTAGATATGACTTCCCAATCGCGTTGGGTAAAAGGAACAAAAACAGAGTTTGCTGAAACCCTGCATGAAGAAAGAACTGTTGCTCAAGATATTCTTTTCGATCTTGGCACCACCGATATTATTAGATCAAACCATACCGATCGACTATTCACTACATTGCTCAAAGGCGCACCATCCCTCCTAGGATTGCCTGAGTTAGTGTTTGAAAAGTTTATGGCCTATTCGGATCTTGGCATTCGATTCCATAAAAGAGCTTATGAGTTTGAGCGTGGGTTTTTCTTGGCTCATGGCGATGAGGGTGTCATGTCTAAGCATGCTGGTATAACTGCCTTAAATTTGGCCAAAAAATGGCATTCAGGGGCCAATGGAGGGGTAGTTTGTGGCCATACCCATAGGCAAGGTGCCGTTCGACATCAAACTGGCTTAAATGGCCGTTATTCAACGATTTGGGGCATTGAGGCCGGACACTTAATGGACATGAAGAATAAGGCAAGTTACCTAAAATATGCCTCAGCCGACTGGAATATGGGATTTGTGGTCATGAGCTTCGGTAAAGGTGGCCACTCAGTTGAGCTTGTGCCAGTCAATCATGACGGATCTTTCCGATACAATAAAAGGTATTATGGGGCGTGAAACCGACTATCAGCCTCGCACGATTGATACTCATATCGATGAATTTGAGGATCTTGGCGTTATCTAATCGTTATAAAACACGCCGACACTCAGGTAGATAAATAGCTTGATTTAGGTCAAACTTTATGTATTCACAAGATATGTGGATATGTAGGGAGCGACATGAAACTAGATCTAGGCAGTAGAGATACAGCTTTAGAGTATGCACAGCGAGGATGGGCTGTTTTGCCATTATTGCCACGCAAAAAAGATCCGCACTTTGACTTGGCTCAAAGAGCTTATTTATCGGCATCAACAGATAGCAAACTAATTAACTTTTGGTTTGATTACGATCAAAAAATCAACATTGGCATCGCCTGTTATCAATCAGGTTTAGTTGTGTTTGATATTGATTATCGAAATGGTGGCGAATTGTTACCTGAGTTTGAACCAACATACACAGTTAAGACTGGCGATGGCTTACACCTTTATTACACAGCTGATAAATCTGAGGTATTTAGAGGTAAATTAAATGACGGAATTGACATTAAATGGAAAGGCTATGTTGCAGCTGCACCTTCGGTTCATCCGTCAGGAGCAACATATACAGTAATCGATGACCGAAATCCGGTTGCGATGCCAAAAACAATAAGGGAGATAGCAACAAAATGAGCGACTTACAAGCTGCATGGATATTTTTTGCAACAATGTTTGCAATTATGTTTTATTACTCATCATTAGGGAATGCTAAAGATACCGCCTATTGGAGAGGGCGTAAAGATGGCTGGGATATGCACCGCCGAATGATTGAAACCAAGCGTAAATCAGATGAAGTGTTTGATTATAGAAAAAAACTGAAACGCTGTTTGATGAAGCAATTTCGACAATCCAAAATCGTGGTGCTGTCTATGGGCATCCATTCTATAACATGGAGCGAATCAGTAAGTTGGTCGGTTCATACCTTGAATACCCAGTCATGCCGCATGACATTTGTATCTTTAACATATTGCAGAAAATTAGCCGTTTGCAAGAATCCCCAGGACATTGGGATTCCCTTGTTGATATCGCAGCATACACAGCAATTTATGCGACTGTATATGATGCCGAAACAGACATGGATTTCAAAAAAGGAGATGATCTCTAATGGCCTTCAATCTTGAAGATTATGAAGATGTGGCTACTTTGAACAAATGGTTTATTGGAAATTTTCCGTTGGGTCGATCGGACATTTCAGTTATTAGCCATGATGCGGAAAAGGGTTATATCTTGGTTCAAGCAACTTTGTGGCGAGATGCCACAGATGTTTCACCAGCTGTAAGCAACATTGCTTTTGGATCAAGGGAAACTTACATTCCTAACATGAAAAAGTTTTATGTTGAGGATACAGCTACTTCCGCTTTAGGTAGAGCAATAATTCTACTTAAAGGATCTGACAAAACTGCCACTAAGGACGATATGAAAAAGGTCGATACCAACGCATCATTCAAAGAGAAGCTGGAAAGCCGTCAGAATATGTATGGCAAACCCGGCACTAAATCAGCACAGATTGAAACAATCCTTAGAGATAGTTTCGCAGCTGACAAGAAGCCTGAGCCAGTTGCATGGTCAGTTGGTGATGTTGTAGCTGAGATCGGTGCATCAACACCTAACGAGCCACCGGCATGCCAGCATGGTCATATTCTTAAGGAAGGAATCTCAAAAGGAGGTAAGCCTTATTATGGTTATGTTTGTAAAGCCAAACAATGCGAAGCCAAATGGGCAAAACTTACAGCTAATGGAAAATGGTATTTTGAAGGAGGTGAATAAATGGGTTATTTAGAAATCATTGATGGTTCCGGATTAACTGCGTCTTTTACAGATGAAGGCGTTAAAGTAGAACCATCAACAATCACTTGCGATACATGCAACGATGACAGATTACTTCATGAGGGCGA